GTACCTGGCGGTCGGTGCCGTTGACCCAGAGCACGGCGCCGATAAATGCGGCGAGCGCGAGGATCTGCAGCGCTTTGATGAGTAGGTCGCGCAGGGTCATGCGGCCTCCTGTTCAACGGGCAGTTGGATGGCGCCAGCGATGTGGGCCTGCCAGAGCAGGGCACGCAGGCGGTTGCGGGCGGCCAGCGGCGTGGGGCTGGCGCATCGCAGATGAGGACGACGCGCACGCCATCCACGCTGACAAACGCGGGCCAGTAGCCGGGCATGCTGTCGGCGGGCTCGGCGTCAATGACGGTGCTGGCGCTGGTGACGCCGTCGCGCCACACAGTGCAGGTGGCGGTCATGTTGGCGTCGTCGAATGATTCCTCGTGGCCGCCAAACCGGGGATTGCTCTGCACCAGGGCCAACAGGGCATCGCCGTAAATCGCCGGCTTGCCGTTGATCACCGCGATGTTCTGCAGCGACTGGATGGGGTTCAGGCCCAGTTCTGAGCCCATCATCATGGCGACCAGGGTGTCCTGCTCCTTCCCTTGGTAGGCCTTGGGAACCATGTTGCTGTGGGCGAGCATGCTGGCAAGGCGCATGGCCTCGTCCAGGCTCTGCGGCTGCATGGCGAAGCCGTAATACTCGATTTCTTCTACCCAGTTCATAGCTATCTCCCAGATAGCAAAAAGCCCCTAGAATGGGGCTGTAATAGTCAATAAAACCAATGATCTAGAACGGGATGTCCGAATTAAAATCGTCAAAGCTGCCGGGGTCAGGCGCGCCGTAGGCTTGATGATTCTGTTGCCCTTGGGGCTGCTGATTCTGGGTTGGCTGCTGATTCTGAGGAGGCTGCTGGTAACTATTATTTTGCTGCCCACCGTAGTTCTGCTGTGGCTGCGGCCCCTGCTGGTTACCCTGGGCCTGTCCGCCGTCTTGCCCCTTTCCGCCAACTAGATCAATTTCAGCCACCTTCAGCGTGACCGCGAATCCTGCACTGCCATCTCGCTTTTGAAACTCTCGCGTACCGATCTCGCCGGAAACAAATACCTGCTGTCCTTTAGTAAGCAGAGGTATCAAACCGCCTTCGGCGCGTTTCCCCCATAGCGAGCAATCAAGCCATAGCGTTTGCTTGTGGTCACCAAATCCGACATCTACCGCTGCCGCAAAGCCTGCGACGCTAGTGCCGTTACCTGTTTTTCGCACTTCTGCATTGCGTCCAATGCGTGCGACCGTGGCGTATACGCCCATATTCGTTACTCCAAAAGAAAAGGCCCTGTAGGGCCTATTTAGTCGTTTATTTAGCTTGCCGCTTTATGCCTCAGGCTATCGCTGAGTCTCGCCACCTAGCCATTCAATGATTCGTTCAACACTTGTGCGCAGGCTTCCGGCCATAATCACGAAGTCAGTTTCTATCCGCGCTAATGCGTCGTCGCCATCGTCTGCATGGCCGGCTTCTTCAACCAGCGCATCACCGAAGCGCAGCGATTTAAGCGCTAGATCGTCGTGGAGAACGAACGAAAGCTGGCCCTCGATGCTGAGCGCAAGCTGCGAGGCTTGGCGCCCGCATTCCAAGTGCTGGTGTATTTCATCGCTGTCGAGGTCGAGCTGACGCCCGCGCACTACACCGTCATCGCCTTTGGCTTTCAGCACCACGCTATCGCCTATCGACATATCAGCAGGGCGGCTAGCGGGATCATCAAGCCACGTTGTCATGGCGCGAATGGGCAAAGTCTGGCTGTTCAGCGGCGTTACTTTCAGGCTGCCCAGCGTCTCGCGCAGCAAATTAAGCACATCCTCTGCGCGGCTTCGTCTGCTGGTGTTAATGCCGATAAGTTGGCGTTCCGTGTCCCACCAGAGGTCAATCTTTTGACTGCGCACGAAAGCGCGAGGCATAAGCGCCTCGGTGACCTGTTCTTTAAGCGCTGTCTTTTCCTTGCGCATGACTTTGCGACCTTCGATGGCTGCGATTTCTGCGACCTGATCGTCGACTTCTTCATTAACGACCGAGCTAGGCAGCATCCGCTCCTGGCGTAGGGCGCTGATTAACCAGTGTCCCTGGATTTCGTGGACAAGCTGACCACCGCCTAATCGGCCGGCGGGTGCCGTCCAGCCAAGGCGGCGTGCGTCTGAACTACCTAGCGGCTTAGCTGCATGCTCGCTCAATGCCGCGGCTAACTGATCAATGGCGATGGCGTGCACATCGTGAAGCCGGTAAAGCTGTAGACTCTTGAACCACATTAGGCTGCCTCCTCGTCGGCTATATCGGCGTAGCGGTGGCCCGCGGTCAGGCGGGCCTCGAGCAGATCGTAATCGGCTCGTGACCAGGGCTTGGGATGAGACATTGCGCTTACCTCATAGGGTGGTGGTGATGGGGCCTGGCGGCCCCGGGTGGGTCAGTAGTTGATCGTGATGGCCGGCACTTCGCCCCGAGCGATCAGCGTGATGGCCTGCTTGGCGAAGTCTTCCGGCATGCCGCCGTCGATCATGGCTTGCAGGGCGGCGCGGTTGACGCGGGCGCGGTGGTCTTTGTCGGCCTGGCGCCTTGCCGCCTCTTCCCGTTCGCGGCGCTCGGCATCCAGCCGTTCCTGTTCCTTGCGCTGGTGTTCGGATTCGATGCGTTGACGTTCGGCCTCCGCTTCCCGGCGTTGCTTATCGATGGCCTCTTGATGCTCGCGTTCGCGACGTTCAGCGGCCTCCTTGGCTTCCTGCTCACGACGTGCCACGGCTTCACGCTCAGCCTTGGCCGTTTCCTCGGCCTGTCGCTTGGCGCGTTCTTCGGCCTCCCGGGCGATACGCTCTTCGCGCTCCTTCTGCTCGCGGGCGGCCGACTCTTCATGGAGACGGGCAAGCTCAGCCTGCTCGGCTTCGTGCTGCTTCTGCTTCTCCAGCGCCACGCGCAGGGTGGTGACGACGGACTCCTTGACGCGATGCGCCTCGGCTTCGTATTCCTCCCAGGACTGATCGACCTTGGTGGTTTCGGCCTGCTCCAGATATAAGGCGATCATTTCTGAAGTCTCGCCATCGGCAAGCGTGACGTGAGACCTGAGCGCCTCAAGGTACGATTCATGCTGCTCTTTCCGATGCTCCTCTGCCGCCTCCCACTCATTCAGCGGCCCGCGCACCTCGTCCCGCCAGCCGTCCAGGGTGTCGCGCCACCGCTTGCGCTCGGCGTCGATCTTCTTCGGCAACTCCTTGAGGTCGGCGACCAGCTCCTTGCCCACGCCGTCGATGGCGGTCTTGCTACGGGCGATCTTGTGCGCCATGGAGGCGTAGGCCTGGCGGCCCTTGTTGGTGTCGAGGGTGGGCGGTGAGGACAGGAAGGCGTCGAGCTCGGCTCGGATGGTCTCGAGGTAGGGATCAAGACCCTGCTCGGCCTTGAATACCTCGAGGGCGGTTTCCTTGGCTGGCACGGTGACCAGCTCGGTGGATTCTTTCTCTACTTTCTCGGCGACTGCAGACATGTCGTTCTCCTTGTTATCAGGCGGCCTCGGTGCGCAGCATGGCCTCATAGCGCTCGACCACACGTCGGAAGGCGAACAGGTCGCGCTCCAGTTCGCCGATGTATGCCTCGTTACGCTCGATGCGCCGGCGGAATAGCTCTTTCCCGACCGGCTCTAGCCAGGGGCAGTACATGATGAAGTCGCACCACTGGCGGCCGGTGATCCAGAGACCGCCCTGTATCTGGTCGATGTACTCGTCAACGGCGCTCTCGGGATCGCTCCAGGTGTCGCCGATCTTCTGGCAGTTGGCCGGGCACTTGATCTCGATCAGGCCGTCGTCGCCCACCAAGCCGTCGCTGGAGTAGCCAAAGGCGCGGTCATCGGTGAGGATCAGGCCTTTCTCGCTGGCCAGCAGGCCGGTGGCGGCCTCGTAGGTCATGCGTGCCTCTGGCTCCAGCTCGGTGCCGCGACGCATCTGCCAGGTCTCGAAGGCGGGCGATACCGGCTCGCCAGCGATACGCTCCAACGCCACCTGCCAGGCATACTCGATGGCCTTGGCCGCCGGGTCGCCGGCTTTGCCGTTCTTGGTGGCCCGGGTGAGCGTGTCCCGGGCATCAGAGAAGCGGCTGGCGGTAATCACGCCGGCACGCGCTTCCAGCCATGCCTGGCTGCCCTGGGGCTCGTTGATCAGGATGGTCATGCGGTCTCTCCTTCGTAGGTGGTGCCGGTCTCGGTGTCGGGCTGGGCGGCCTTGAGGTCCGCTCCACGCTTCTCGACCTCGGCCTTGAAGCGGTTGTAGGCGGCCATGTCACGGGCGGCGCGGATCTCGGCGATGCCGTCGCGCCACACCTGAGCCAGGGCGTCGGCGCTCTCGGCCTGCCGGGCGAGGTCCAGCCACTTGCCGGCCAGCGCCTCGTCGGCTTGTGGCCCGCTGGGTGCCAGGCCCTCGTTGCCCTCGGTGTTCAGGTGATGGATGGCCTGCTCGAGTTGCTCGGTCTTGGGCCAGAACTTGTAGGCCCGCTTGACGCAGGTCTTCTTGGCCATCTCGCCCCAATCCGTGACCCAGGGGCAGGACTTCTTCTTGTTGACCCAGGCCTGCCAGGCGGTCGAGCGGTCGCGGATGGCGTTGACCTCCTCGACGCTCATGGTTTCGGTGAGGTAATCGCCGTCGCTGGTCTTGACCACGACGTAGACGCCGATCGCCTCGCCGCGATCCTTGCCGAAGGGGTTGAAGCTGTGGGTCGGCGGACGGTCCATGCCGTTGAGCTCGAAGCGGTCGTTCTCGTGCACCAGCTCGGCCTGGGCCCAGCGGATAGCGCCGCTGGCCTGGGCCAGGTCCATCAGGCCCATGTAGCTGATGTCGAGGCAGACCTTGCCGTCCCTCGGCACCAGGTAGGCTTGCTTCTTGGCGGGGTTCAGGCTGATGCCGATGGCGGCAATGTTGGTCACCGCGTTGACGACCGACTGCCGATTGCCCATGGCGATCTTCAGCATGTAGTCGTTGGCCTGGATCGTCTGGACGGCGAAGCCGGCCTCTCGCTCGAAGTTCAGCCCCGGCTCGCTCAGGACAGAACAGAACGCATCGCGCGTGTCGTAGATGTCCTGGCGAATCGTGGCGATCGCGTTGGTCATGATGTTATCCTTCTCTTGATTCATTCTTCCGGTGGATCAATAGGCCCTGCCCAGCTCTCACCCTGGACAGGGCTTTCTTATGCGGCCTCGCCTTCCTCGGCGCGGTACTCGGCGAGCAGCCGGGCCTCGTCGCCTTCGGTCAGCTTTCTCTCCAGCCATTGGGCACGACGCCCACGGCGGTCGAGGATCTCGAACTCGAATTCTTCCGCATCGGGTGGCTCGAAGTAGTTGCCGGGGCGATAGCCCTGATAAAACGTCACTCGGCATTGGCAAGGGATGCCGGACACGCAGGTATTGAATGTCATGCGGCCTCCTGCTTGCGGTGGGTGGTGATGAACTCGCCGACCTCCTCGCGCAGCTTGTCCAGCGTCAGGTCGTCATCCACTGGCTGGGTGCTGGCATACAGCACGCGCGGTCCCTTGGGCTCTTCCAGATAGACGCTGATCAGCACGGCGCCGCCAGGCTCGAAGCCTTCCGCGACGCTGGCGTACATGCCGGTGTGCTTTGGTATCGACGCGACAAGGCCGCGAACCTGATCAATCGTGGATGTCTCGTTATTCATCGGTGATCTCCTCGGCGACTCGACGCGCCGCAGCCGGCATGTCTTCCGGCGCTACCTCGGTGACGGTGACGCGGTACATGCGGCGGTTGATGATCAGCAGTTCGCTGGCGTGCACCTGGTTGTGCTCGTGCAGCATGAAATGGATCACGGCGGCGTGTGCCTCGGGCCGGGTAATCGGTGGTGGTGTGATAGCGGCCATGTCAGGGCCTCCGTATCTGGACGAGTGGTTCCTTCACACCCTGGCGCCTGGCGATGTACTCGGAATAGCGGCGAGCGTTGGCGGCTTGCAGTGCCGTCAGAGGGCCGTCTTCCTGGGTGCGACGGGCGGGGGCGATGATCGGATCCTTTGGCCCGGTGACAATCGGCGGCCCGATGCCCAGGCGGTGGCGAGCAATGTCTGCGCTGTTCACGGCTTCCTCCTGTCTGCTATCCACGAAAATGCGGCAAAGCCGACGATGACGATCGCCAGCAGCTCGAGGGCGAATACCTGCGCTGGGTCCATTACTGCCAAACCTCCTTGAGCTGCTTGGCCTGGCGCATCTCCTCGAGGCGACGATCTATGTCAGGCCGTCGGCGGTAGTGGCTCGTCGCTCGCTGATCGGCTTGAATGCGTTGCTGATGTTTTGTAATTGGCTGCATATCGCCTCCGGGTGTAAAAAAGCCCGGCGAACCGGGCGAAGGAGTTGCGTGTTTGTGCCGGCGTATTCCGGCCCACCGGCGGGCTCAGGGCCGCACTGCGCAGCGGATCGCGTACATCGGTGATGACCTCGTACTCGCTACTCCGGCCGTCCACATGGTTGGCTTCGCGCCAAGGTCATCCCGATGGCCACTGATCTCGCTCAAGGGCGGGCGCCTTTCCAGCCGATTGCGATGACAGCCAGTCCGGATCGTTTTCGTGTTGGGCGCGGGCTTCCCTGGTCGCTGACTCAATCGCATTGCCGGCGGTCTTCGGGCCATTACAACGCCGGTGGTGCAGCCCTATGCCCTACTGAATGGGCACGCCCGGCGAGGTCGATCAATTCGTTCTCTCACACGCTGCGGCTGTCGCCAGCGGTATCCCCCGAGCCAAGTGTCGCCCGGCAGTCCTACGCCCCCACGTCAGTCAGGGAGCGCCCCGCAACGCCGTGCCTCTCTGGGGCCTTGACGTCTCCGCATACGGGATCGCTGCGTGTGTCTTGCTTCGAGCTGTTAAAGAGCG